TAGATGGTAAAACTTTTGAGTTTACTAAGTCATTTCCTTATCAGACTGTTTCAACTGATACTCAATTATTAGTATTTGATGATGTTAAAAAGCATTTTAACTTTGAAAATCTATTCTCATTGATAACTGAAGGTATTACATTAGAGTACAAAGGTCAAGATGCTATTAAATTACCTGTTACAAAATCACCTAAGATAGTCATCACAACAAATTACACCATTGGAGGAGTAGGTGGCTCATTTGAACGTAGAAAATTTGAGGTAGAGATGTCTGATTATTTTGGATACCATAGATCACCTCTTGATGAGTTTGGTCATATGTTATTTGATGATTGGAATGAGGAGGAGTGGGCACGATTTGATAGTTACATGATTAACTGCTGTCAATACTATCTTAAAAATGGACTTGTATCTCATGATTTTACTAATCTTGATGTAAGGAAGTTTATAAAAGAGACTTCATTTGAGTTCTATGAGTGGTCAAAAGATGACCATTTACCACTTAACACAAGACTTTATAAAGATGAGTTACATAGATTATTTACTGAGGAGTACACTGACTATACTAAGCTAAGTAAAAAGAAGTTTACTCAATGGCTTCATGTATTTGCTGAGTATCATAAGCACAAGATTTTTGAAGGCAAAACAAATAATATCAGATGGATAGTATTTGAGAGTGATAATGTACAACCTCCTCAAGATGAGGATGTGTGGGATAATGTTAAACCTGTAGATAAAGCACCATTTTAATATGACTAAAGAACAAAGAATAAAAATATGTAAGGATATTTTAAATGCATATTCTATAAGTCAAAAATTAACTGATATTGATGAGGCTATTGTATTAAATGAATTTAAAAATCATCCAGATTGGGAGAAAAAAAAAGGAGTAGGAATTGATTTTATCTATGTAGATAAAGATAGTTTTAATAATAGATGTTTTTATATTAAAAGAATTGACTCAAGTTTTGAGGATATATCCTACATAAAATCTATTCGTAATCTAAATAAATTTCACAATATACATAGAGCTGGAAGGAATACAATAGATTTTATAATTAAAGACTATAGAAAAAATAATGTTATTTATGGTGAGTCAAAATGTGCTATAAGCAATGAGATTTTAACTCAAGATAATACTCATATAGATCATTATGATTTGAAATTTGCTGACATGGTTAAGTTGTTTATATCTAAGTATGGAGAGGATTATCTTTTGAATAATATAGACCACTCAGGAACAGGAGTATATTTTAAGTGTGATATTTTAAAAAATAATTTTATTGATTTTCACAATAGTAACTGTAAATTAAGAGCAGTTACTCAATACATAAATTCGAGAATATGACACAAATAGAACTTGACAAATATCATAATCTTTGGAATAAAACAGATGACTATACAGATGATGAGTTTAATTTTTTAAAAAAACAAATTAAGAAAAAAAATTTTACTGTTACTTATGGATTTTATAACAAAGAAAGTGCTCAAAAAAAACAAATTGCTGTAATAATAGATCAAATGCCATTTATGAATAGAAGGAGTGGAGTAGAAAATTATTGGGATTACATTCAAACTCGTGATATTACTGAATTAGAAATTGAAGAGTACATAAATTTTTATTTTAGAAAATCTTACAAAAGATTTATTGTGCATTACTATAATAATGTAGATAAGTTAATATATGATGATAAAAAACTGAATGCAGTAACACCTAATAATTTTATTGAAAAATGTAGAGATAAAGGTTATAGCGGAACATTTCAACTTAAATTAGAATATATATGAATAAAATTAACAAATCAAAGCTCAATGCTCTTATGATGGAGAGCTTGAAACTTAAGTACCCTAACATGCCAGAGGCTTATATCCCTAAAACAGAATGGAATGATAACAATGCTAATGCCTTGACAAAGTGTGTGATCGCATGGATACAGTTCATGGGAGGTCAAGCAGAGCGTATCAGTTCACAAGGTCAGTACAGGGAAGGAGCTAAGATACAAGTAGGCTCAGGTATGATGGCCCACACTAAGCAGCTGCCAGGGAAGTGGACTCCTGGACAGAGCACCAAAGGAACAGCAGACATATCTGCCACTATTAGAGGGAGGTCAGTTAAGATAGAGATTAAGTATGGCAAGGATAGACAGTCAGATGCTCAGAAGGAATATCAAGCAGCCATTGAGAGAGCAGGTGGAGTATATATCATAGTGAGAGACTTTGATAGTTTTGTTGAGTGGTATGAGAAATTTACATTAGGACTATGAAACACAAGCCATCCCCATTAGTCAGATATGATGTGTATATCAAGAGCCTCAAGAGGAGGAACAGAGCAGTGAGGAGCACTATCAACAATGAGTCAACAGATAATTGTTAATAACTTTTATTTGCTAATTAGATAAGTTTGTGTATCTTTGTAGAAATAATTTAAAAATACTTTTATGCAAAAAGAAATCAAAACAGCTACCGAAAAAATTAAAGAGCTGAATGAGTTAGGGGGAGTCCTAACTCTACATCAAAAGTTACACAGGGCAAAGTTAGCCATTGGCAAAGTAACTAAAAATGCAACAAGTCATCATTCAAAGTACGCAGACCTTAATGCTATTCTTAGCACAGTTGAGCCTGTATTACTTGAGAATGGATTGCTACTTATCCAACCTATTCAAGGTAACAGTGTATGTACTCAGATAGTTGACATTGACTCAGGAGTTATGCTTGAGTCATGTATGGACTTACCTCAAGGAGTCAATCCTCAAAACATGGGATCTGCTATCACTTACTATCGTAGATACACCCTTCAAAGTGCATTGAGCTTACAGGCTGTTGATGATGATGGTGAGAAGGCATCTAAGGATGAGCCTGTTAAAGAGACATTATCTGCAGAACGCTTCAAAGGTGCTCTTGATAAGATAGCAGCAGGTGAGTACACTGTTGAGCAGCTCAAGTCTAAGTTTCACCTAACTAAAGAACAGGAGGCACAACTATGAAATGGAGACCTTCACAATTAGGGAAGTTAATGACTAACTCCAGGAGTAAGTCAGACCCATTGTCTGAGACTGCAAAGAGTGAGATTAGAAAAATTGCTAAGCAGGACTTTTATGGATACACTACAGAAATAAAGACTAAGCCCATGATCAAGGGCACTGATTGGGAGCATGAGGGTATCAAGTTACTCAATGATGTGAGATTTACAAATAAGTACGTTAAAAACAATCTAAGAGTAGAGAATGACTACATGACAGGCTGCTGTGATATACTTCCAGATGACCTCATTATTGACATCAAAAGTCCTTGGTCATTAGAGACCTTTCCCGCAACGCCATCAGAAGGTGAGAACTCAGACTATGAGTGGCAAGGTAGGGCTTATATGTGGCTATATGATAGGCCAGCATTTGAGTTGGCTTACACTATGTTTACAACTCCAGATGAGTTACTGACTGAGTGGGATAATCTATCCATACATAGAGTTGACCACATACCAATGCACCATAGAGTAACTGTGCTAAGCTATGAGAGAGACCTGGAGAAGGAGGAGGATATTAGAGAGAGACTCATCTATTGTAATGAGTACTATAGTAAGTATATTAATGAACTAAATAACAAATAACTATGGAAAAAGAAGATTTTTACCAACAAGCCATGTTAATGGCATTGAATGGCCTATTGTCAAGTATTGGCAATGGATTAGCACCTGATGCAGATCATCCACATGCATTGATAGCAGAGATGGCTCATGATTATGCAAAGGCATTAACAGATAGAACATTTATTCAATCTGCTAAATTTAAAGAAAAATATATTTAACCTTAAAAACAAAGAAAAATGGAAGCTAAAAACAAAGCACAGTTAGTCACTCAGTTAGTGGCAGCTTTTTTAACCAATCCTCAAAGAATGCAGGATATCAGAAACTCTTATGATGACATTGCTCAATACAAACCTGATTATGAATTAGCTGTACACTATGCTAATTTAGTAGTTGAGCAAATCATTCACGTAACATCTGATCCAGTGTACTTTCCTGAGAGAGTAGATTAATAAACCAAATAACATATAAAATGTCAGATTTAACAATCAAAGGAGCTGTTAAGCTCATCAATGAGGTCAAAGTGATCTCAGACCGATTCTCAGTGAGAGAATTTGTAATCACAACACTTGACTCTAAGTATCCACAAGATATCTTATTCCAGGCAGTCAATGATAAGATGGACATGGTGGCTCCATTAAAGGTCAGCCATGTTGTTGATGTATCATTCAACCTAAGAGGTAGGGAGTTCAATGGTCGCTACTATAACACTCTTGATGTGTGGAAGGTAACTCATGATAAGGAGTTTGTTGATCCTGCAGCTCCAAGTGTACAACCTCAAGCTGAGCAAGATGACTTACCGTTCTAAGACTGTATTTCTTAACCTTGATGAGTCATTCACTGAGTGGCTCAGAAGGGAACTTAAGGACCAACTATCAAACAGATATAAGATAGTTCACTTAGCAGAGGACATGGGAGTACCTAATATCACGCTGTACAGATTTCTGCATGGTAAAGAAGTAAGGACTCCATTTTATGATAGTGCATTCAAATACTTAGTAAAGAAATAAATTAACAACTGAGGCTCGGCAGCCTGGCTCTGGTAGACCAACATGGGGAGTGTAAAAGCTCCCCTTTGTTATGTTAAAAACTTTTATTATCTTAGCACCCATGATAGACTATTTAGCTCCTCTTGTTGTATCATGGTGGTTCGTTAACTTTGAGCCTCTTCAAGACCGCATCAACAGGCTCATCCTCCCCGATTGGATACACACAGCTCTTGGATGTTGGAAATGTACATCATTCTGGGGAACACTAATCTACTCACAGTCCTTTACTATTGCCTGTGCAACCTCACTCACTGCTGTATGCTTGAACAAACTGATATACAACTCATAGATACTATCCTCAATCAACCAGAGGAGAAGGTGCTCACTAAGAGAAGCCTTATACAACTACAACAAGTTAAGAACAGAGTCACAGGGCAGAGAGATAAGGAGTGTTTCTGTGCATCAGTACGCAGGAAGGTATGGCTCAAGGACTTCACTCAATGGTATGAAGGAGCACTTGGATAGATATCTCACTCGGAACTACCTTGAGGTGCTCAAGTACACTCGCCATTTCTTAGATGTGCTCAACATCCCCACCTCAATAGATGCAGATGCAGTTATTAACAATGCTTACCTTCACTGTGCAGGACTCAATGCTCAAGATATGACAGAGGATAAGGCTAAGAGTTACCTGCTCAACACTATTAAGTGTGACCTTATCTGGACTCAAGGTTCTAAGACTAAGAAACAGGACTTATACAAGTCTCAAGAGTACACAATGGATGTTATTGATGACTCTACTGACCTGGAGCATAAGATAGAGATAGAGGATAGGTACAACTTTAAGAAGGCACTTGTTGAGATATATAGAACAGAGCAAAAGGATAGGATAAAAAAGATAGTATTTGAGGCATATTATGACAAAGGACATTCAACTCAGACTGCACTCGCTAAGTATTTCAACATCAACAGCACATCTGCCTACTTCCTGATTAAAGAAATTAAAGAAAATATAAATCAAATACAATATAGGTATGAGGAATGCTAATTTTTTAGGCTTAATGACTTACATTATGGCCTTTGGAGTAGTGATAGCACTGTGGAATGAGAATATCTATTTGCTATTTAAGTTCTCAAGCATTACCTTAGCACTATATTTAGTATTTATAATAATTAACGAATATGAGCAATTTTAAAATTAAAACAGAATACATTGACAAAACTGTCAGAGTGTATGATCGCATCTTAGGACAGCGTTCTATCGTGGTGGCTAAGATAGACATTAGCAAAGTTAAGTATTACCAATCAATAGGCTTATCTTACCTATTTGAGGAAGTACCTACAGTTATCAAGTATGAGGCAGTTGAGCCACCTATTCCTGCTGAGTCAGTATCAACTGATTTTCTTGAGTCAGTAATCAATGACAAGCCTAAAAAGAAACGTAAAAAGAAACCTGCTGCTGATGCCTAAGCCTCTACCATCAGAACCACATGATGAGTACATCTCAAGATGTATGTCAGATGATGAGACCTTATCTAAGTTCCCTGATGAGGAGCAGAGATATGCTGTGTGTGAGTCTATGTGGGATGAGAGAGAACTGTCAGCACTAAGCAAGTACAGGCAGGCATTTGCAGAGTCATACACTGACTACCCTAAGCAAGCTACTGAGAATGCTAAGATAGCAGTCAGATGGGCAGAAGAGAATGGATGGGGTAGCTGTGGGACTGCTGTAGGTAAGGCAAGAGCTAACCAACTTGCTAACAGAGAACCTATCACTGAAGAGACCATAGCACGCATGGCAGGATTTGAGAGACATAGACAGAACTCACAACGTGAACTTGGAGAAGGATGCGGCAGACTTATGTGGCTGGCATGGGGAGGAGATGAGGGCATTGAGTGGGCACAACGTAAATTAAAACAGATTAGAGATGCCTAAGCATAAGTACATAGAAACACCTGAGGCTATGTGGACTTTATTTGAGTCATATAAAGATTGGTGCAAAGCTAACCCAAGATATCAATACTCACTCTCTACTAAGACAGGTGAGGCTACTGCTATACCATTAGAGAGACCACTTACTCAAGTTGGTTTCAGAAGTTATGCAGCAGATATGGGGAGTACAGTGACTGATTACTTTGCAAATAAAGATGGGAGATATTCTGAATATGCCACAATCTGCTCACGTATAGAGGAGGCAATCAGAAGAGACCAAATTGAAGGCGGAATGGTTGGGCAGTACAATGCCTCAATCACTCAACGTCTAAATGGATTGACTGAGAAGGTAGATACTACCACCAACGGTCAGTCTATCAATGAGATTAAGGTTAATATTATTAAGTAATATAACCTATAAGATATATATTAACTATACTACTAATAAGTGGTATAGCCAAACCTTTGCCTAAAATGGAGCTAAACAGTACAGTGATATTCGAAAAGAACCATGATGCACTCAACTCAGATGTGAGGTTTATAATCAATGAGGGAGGCTCAAGGAGTTCTAAGACATACTCACTATGTCAGCTCATCATAGTCTATTGCCTGCAGAACAGAGGCAAGGTAGTGAGTATCATTCGTAAAACATTCCCTGCATTGAGAGCTACAGTCATGAGAGACTTCCTTGAGATAATGAAGAGCCTTGAGATATATGATGTGAACAGCCATAACAAGTCAGAGCACATATACACTTTTAGCAATGGATCTATAGTGGAGTTCTTCTCAGTGGATGATGAGCAAAAGATAAGAGGTAGGAAGAGAGACATGGCATGGTGCAATGAGGCTAATGAGCTGTACTATGATGACTTCACTCAGCTCAACATGAGGACTGAGAACAAGCTAATCTTTGACTACAACCCATCAGAGTCTAACTCATGGCTATATGAGTTACCTGCAGAGGAGAGCATCTTAATTAAGTCAACCTACAAGGATAACCCCTTCCTGCCTGAGAGCATTAAGAAACAGATTGAGGACTTGAAGAGAACAGATGAGGCACAGTATCAGATATATGCCTTAGGTGAGAAAGCTATCTCTAAGAGTAACATCTACTCTAATTGGACCTTTGTCAAGCATAGACCTTCCAAGTTCACTGATTATGTCTATGGCCTTGACTTTGGTTACAATCACCCCACTGCATTAGTGAGAGTCTATTGGAGGGATAAGGACTTATACATTGAGCCTGTGATATATGAGAGCTACTTGACCACTACTGACTTAATCACAAGGATGGAGCAGTTAGGCATAGAGAAGAGTATTAACATCTTAGCTGACTACTCAAGGCCTGAGATTATTGCTGAGATAGACAGGGCAGGATACTATATTGAGAATGCTAACAAGGTAGTCAAGCAAGGTATCAACAACATCAAAACCTTTGGAGTTCAATGTGAGGACCATCCTCAACTTAAGAAGGAGTATGAGAATTACAAGTGGAAAAAGATAGGTGATACCATAACTGATGAGCCTGTCAAACTTTGGGATGATGCAATGGATGCCATCCGATATGCTGCCACTTACATCAAGGAGGAGTACTATACAGATGACTCATATCTATCCTTCTAACAGGATGCCAACTGAAATACAATATAGGTATGGCAATGACAATCATAGCAGAACCTCAAGATTTCACTCCTGCTTACAATGAGTGCAAGTTCATAGTTAACTCAACTAATGTCAACAATGATGGCTTCCGATATATCTTTGAGATATTTGAGTCAGGCACATCAAAC